TGCCGCTAGACCAGAGCAGGGGGCTTCCGGTGTTCTTAGCTTTCTTCGTCAAAGGAACAGCGAGAGCTTTCCGAGGAGATTTGGGTTTTATCGTTCCACCCGTTTCTCGGATAGCCGCGTAAGGAAGCGGCGAGTAGGCTCCGGCTGTCAAACCCTCGCCTTTTACGACGGCTGGAACTGGGTTGAAAGAGTTGGCTAGAGCGCCTGACCCACCTCGAAATTTCTCCTTGCACACCTTGTCTATTATCAAGGCGGCCCATTCCGCACACTTGAATGCGGCGATAAACCTTTCTTTCTCCTGCCAGGTAGAAAGGACTTTAGGAAAAAATTCTTCAACGCGCTCTATAGCCATCAGTAGTCATCCGAATCATCGTCTGGACTTCTTTGCCCACTACCGGGATAGTCGTCCATGCCGACGTTAGCGAACGGTGTGATGTAATCGCTATTGCTTTCAATCGTATCTTTTCGGGATATGTTAAAAGCCGACTTATACCTGGCCCCAGAGTTGCCCCGGTTCTGCTTGATTAAGTCGGAGAGTAGATCTTGGTAGTGAGTAACGAATATAGACATGTCCGCGGACATGCCCACAGCGCCTCTATTCATCTGGCGAGCGTACTTGCCAATGATGGCGCGAACGCTGGAGATGGTGGTGAGCATAACATCGTCGCTATGCTCGGTTAGAAGGGCGTCAATAGTCTCGTTGGATAAGATCTGGTCATTGGTATCGGTGTCGCCAATCTTCAGGCGAACCTTGTCCCTATCAGTAGTTAGGGAGTCGTCGAATGACCAGCTCATATCTCACCCCTTAGTGACTACATCTGCAACCTTTCGGCGCCGCCTACGCTTGACAGACTGGACAGGCATCTTGTCTTGCCACCGAATCCATCCGAGGCTCTTGTGAGATTCGAATGCCCGAAAAGTCCACGTCGGAGCTTCCGGTACGGGATCGCCAATCTTGCGATCCTCGTACCGTCCATCCGAAGTTTTAACCTTGAGTGGTTTCCCCGCCACCCACATTATCAGGTGTCCACTGTGACGAAGCGAGCGCCCAGAACAGTTGAAACCTGCTTCTGGTCATACGCCATTTCCATCTCGATGCGGTCAGCACGGAGGTGATCCATACGGAAGCGAGAAACTCGCTGACCGTCTGGTCCTGCTCCGCTGTAACCGTTCCACGAAAAAGTGAAACCAGCGCTGGGTTGCATCAAAGAAGGAGAGTCAGGGACATAGAGCAGCAATGCCGTGTCCGTGGTGTAGATTCTCGAAACAACATCCGTTGCTCCTTCGAGCGCGGAGTTGTACACACCGCGAGCGACAAGAACCTTCTTCATCCCCAGCAGAGAAGCCAGGAGATCCTCGCTCACCACACCTGTCTGTGTGTAGCGAATCCGGTCCACCACATCCGCCGAGTTCTTCAGCGCTGTATAAGCGGCCACGCCGAGCACGAGCGTATTCGCTCTGAAGCCTGTCTTGGCTTCGACCGAATCTGCTTGAGCTTCGATGTCCTCAATTGGTGTCGCACCGCTCGCATCCCACTTAGTACCGGGCGTGATATCGCCAGCAGTGGTTGAACCAGTCCACGAACCGCCGCTGAAAAAGCTACTCGCCCAATCACGATCTCGCTTAATCATCATCTGCTGCGTCAAGAACTTGGTAGCGTCGCTATCCATGTTCAATGGCGCATCAGCGTTAGCACGGATCTGGTCATCCACATCCTTGTGCAAAGCGATAACGTCCGAGGTGTAAGATGCCGTACTCAGCCCGTAGCCAGCGCCAGCCGACTCTGTGCCAGGAGCACGAAGCTGTGCCTCAGAGCGTAGGAAGTCACCTTGGTCATAGGTGAAGTAGACATCGCTCTGCTTGGGAACAGGAATGTTTGGGAAACACTTCGAAGCGATAAAATGATCCGCCTCTTGAAGGTAGGCGATGGAGACATTGGTGAGCGGCGCATTAACATGAACATCGCTTCTAGTTGGATTTGGCATTTTCTAGTTCCTCCTATAAATGCGAATGATCAAACGGTTGAGCCGTTAGCACCGGTGAATACGATAGAGATGATATCTCCAGCGGCGGTCGAATCTTCCAGACAAATTCCCAAACGATATGCGCCGGAATCTTGAATCTTACCAGCGCCGTTCGCCTCGCACGAAATAATCGATCCCGAATCCAGCGTGGACGTGGTGCCGATATAAAGCTTGGTGACGCCAGAGATCGCAATGGTGCACGCTTGCCCGCTTTCTGGCGTATTCTGGAGAACGCCAATCGCGTTTCCGTCGTCGCCACAGAGCGCCGCCTTACCGTCACCGTCGACCTTAACAAAACGATACTGGTACGACGATAGGTCTGCCGCCGCAGTTAGAGAAATTGTCTGCATGTTGTTTGTCCACGCCATGATGGATCTCCTTACTGACCTTGCTCGTCAAGGTATTGTGAGTAGAGTTCGGGGTTGCTTTGCATGGCTTTCTCGAACGCTTGAGCGTACGATCCGCCAGCCTTGGAAACGCTCTCACGAGCCATCCCATCAAGCTTAGCGTAGGCAGAAGCGCCTCCGCTACGATTGCCCATACCCGAACCCAACTCTTGGAGTAGGCCGGTCTTTTCGATGGTTGCGCTAACGGACTTGAAGATACCTTCTACGTCCTTAGCGATATTAGGGGCTACAACGTGAAGAGTCTTGAGCATCAAGCCCACCTCTTCAGGAGACTTACCTGGCACATAAGGGAAGTCAGTCTTAGCCTTCTCAACGAACTCCTTCCGAAGTCGTTCGTCTCGTTCTACGGTCAAAGCCTTTTCCAGCTTGTCTGCTTTCGCAATGGCTTCTTTTTGCGATTTGAAAAGAGCCGTCATGTGGCTACGGACATTTTTGGGAAGAGACCGAAGGGATTTTTCAACGTCTTCTTCCTCTTCTTCCTCTTCCTCAGCTTTGTCCAGCTTGTCCTCATCTGAAAGAGTAGTGCCCTCGGACTCCTTGCCCTCTTCGAACTCGCTGGCTTTGTCCGTCTTGTCCTCGTCGGAGAGCGTGGCGCCCTCGGACTCCTTGCCCTCTTCGAACTCGCTGGCTTTATCAAGCTCGTCTTCGTCAGAGAGTTTAGCGCCTTCCGACTCCTTGCCCTCTTCGAACTCGCTGGCTTTGCGTACGCCAAACCCGTCCGACATAACGCCGATAGCGTCTGCTGGAGAAATGGAATCTGAATAGGCGTTGAGAATCTTCATTGCGCCTTTGATGGCCTCTGCTACTTCGGCGTTATTTCCGAGCGAGCTGCTTTTTACTACCTGGTCGAAACGGTCGTCTTCGCTACTAGGGGCGTCAATTACCGCGTGCAAGATATCAGACATCGGTTTACTCTCCGCTGATTTAAGGACGGGGAAACGCTTCTTGTTATTGGCTCCCTCTGGAACCAAACTAACTTCTAGAGTTTCTACGTCGGTCAAGGCCGTGATAGCCATTTATCGTTCTTCTTTCAGTTCTACGAACTCTACTTCGGGCATGCTGCTCTTCGCCGTCTTCTTCCGGTTACCGTATCCACCTATAGAATAGGCATTCAGGTCACCCCTCTTGACAGACGCCCACTCAGCCTCGCCGAGCTTTGTTCCTAGAACCCATGAGCCTGAGTGTACCACGTCCTCGCCAAAGGGCATGGTGTATGCTCTATGCGGTTCGTTTGCCATAGCATTATCGTAGTCCTCGCTGCTCGGGTAGGGAACCATATAGCTCTCTACAGGAAAAGCCTTCGCCACTTCGCTATGATCTAACCCAATTACTCGCGAATCAGCGAGCCATCTATGGGCTGTTTCCTCTACCGCTTTTGGAGGAACCCAATCGTCTTGAGAATCCACTTGATACGGATCAAGCACTATTCCGTAGACTATCTGCTTCTCCTGGTTAGCCTTAGAAATCGGCACAACCATTGATAGCTTTTCTTCAGACTCGCCAGGAAGAACCTGACTCACGACATCCCGCTTCTCTATCAGCTCATCGGGCGACGCACTTGTGTCTTTATCTGTCTCTAAGTCTGGACTAATTGTGGCAGTAAGGTCAAGCAAGAAACTACCGCTGCGTTTTCTAACAGCGTTCAGCTTCCTGTTTATCTCCCCGCTATTACCGAACCGTCTAACAGCTTTGGGGTGGGGTAAGCAACAAGTAGCGAGTTCGCCAACAGCATTTTTAGCCACCCTCCCCAGAGCTATAACTTCACGGGGCTGCTTGCTTTTTAACCATTCAAGTTGGGTGATGTCTACTATACAGACATCGCTCTTCTTCAAGCCGAGAGGTTGTAGGTAAAGGTCGCTAAAGACCCTACCGTCTTGCCCTACTAAATATTCACCTCTGGCTTTGTCTACAGCGTTAGGTTCTTCCACCACAAACGCCACAGGGCTAGAT